TTTTCCAAGTTGCGCCGCGTTATAATTTGCCGTTTCTAAAAATGCTCGCCCGCAATTTGTCCCAAACCACTGAACAATAGTGGCCACCAATTTTCTCTCGCGGTTAGTCAGAAACTTGTCGGTGATTTCTTTTCGGCTATTAATTAAGCTTTGAAGGAGGCCAGTTTTGTCCATTTTCCATGGTTCGTTTTCGGCGTTTTCTTCTATCCAAAGATTGTGCAAAGCTTGTTCGCATCTTCCAGTATAGTCGTCTATGCCTAATCGCTCTTGAGAGTAGGAAGAATTGTCGGGCAAAATTCTTTTAAATGAATCTCCCCAGTATTCCAGTTTGTATCCGCCGTCAACTTTAATTACTTCATGAATATAGGCTGGCCCTAAAATGTCGCCCTTGCACTCAAAAACAATTTCTTTGCCGCCGAAACTTTTAATTGTGCCATTAAAAGTGCAATCGTTTGGCCGCGCCGCAATGAATAATTGTTCAGTATGTTCTTCGTTTCTGTCATTGCGAATAAGCTGAAGAGCTTCGGAAGATGTTAAGTCAAAGGTCATTTTCTCTGTAAGTGTTCTCTGATTCCAGTTTCGTACGCCTCAATTACCAACCTAGACACGCCATCATAAAGGTTTAGCATTTCGCCGCGATCATCTCCATTCTCACGGACATAATTGTGGATATTTTGTTTTAAATTTTCAGGTAGGTTGTTAAAACCATACTCAGCTTCTTGAGTTTTTGCCCATGCTTGTTGAGCCTCGTATTCAGAATAAAGCCACAAGCGATGTTCTTCTTTGTATCGTTCGCTAACCATCTCCGCGACCCAAGGTTTTGAGTCTAGAACTCTATTTTGCGGAATTTTTAATTCGCCGTTTGTAATTTGGTTATCTACTCGTTCCCTAATTTTTGACCTATCAGGAAACGGATAAAGATTTTGAAATGTTTCAGGGTCGTATGGCATATTAGTAAATCAGGTTTTTGTCTTGCATAGCTTCTTTAAGAAGGTCAACTGATTTTCCCGCCTCTTCCGAAAGATTCCCCATATAGCCGCGAAAACTTCCCCATTTGAGTTTAAGTTGGTAAATTTCAAAGTCGGGCGAATCTTTTTCTAATTCAGTCAAAAATTCTTCCAAGGCATCAATCCAATTAACGGGCCAACAATCAATTTCAAAACCATACCAATTTTCGGGAACCCTGTTTTGGTATTTGTTTTGGAGGTTTGTGGCTTTTAAATATGAATCCTTGAATTGTGGGGTGTCGCAAAAACCAACGATTCCATCTCCCTCCCAGCCAAGCCCGCCGCTTTTTGATTCGCGCCGAAGTTTGAATGGGTTAAAGGGTAGCGAATTGGCTACAACTTTGTGTTTGGCGATGATTTGTTTGGTTTTTTCGATTATGTCCATAAGTGTTTGCGGTATTTGATTATATTCTTCAAGTGAAGGTTGTCAAGAATTTCTTTTTTAGCGGCGAAATCGTAATACAAATCAGCTCTAAATTCTTGAAAAGATGAATGTTTCTCCAGCAAAGAAGCCTCAAAATCCCTACCTTCTTTTTCTTCTAAGGATTTTCGCTGCCACTTGAACCAGTGGTAAGCGCTATTGAGCTTATGGTAAGTGTCTAATTTTTCTGGCGTATCGTCCCAGACAGTTTCTTCAAAGCCTTTTTCTTCATCAACAAAATGAATAATCGCGGCACTTAAAGTTTCCTCAATTAGCCAGTCTTTGTCGCGCCAACTATTGGGGATGCGATCTGTCAGCCATTTGTTTCGCGGCCAAAAGAAATCCCTAATATCTCTATAAAAATCGCGCCAAAAATATTTACTAAGAATTCTCATCAGACAGCTCCCAGTCTTGAACTTTAATTGTTTCAAATTCTTCAATTGCGGCGGTCAAATATTGGTGGGCAGTTTTTAATTCTATTTGGGCCGCTTTAATTTCTTCTAGAGCGGGGTTAAGGAGTAGGGATGGGTTGATCATGTTAAAATGTCGCAAAGTTTTTCAAAAAGTCAACCTTTTTATCGTAAATACTGCTTGGCATTGGCAAACCTTCTTCGTCTGAGAAACTGCTGGAATACATTTTCTGTTTTACCGCATCAACATAACAAGTCGATTTCCCCTCTGTCCCGACAAGGTAATAATCTTTGATGCCGAAATTAATTAATTTTTCGCGCCAATTTTTTACCATTACGGAGTCGATTCCAATGTTCAATCGGGTTTTATCATGTATTTCTTTAATGAAACCGATCCACTCATTAGGATAATTGTACTTTTGACCGTTTTTCCCGAAACCAAAGTCTTTGTATCCAAGAAGTGTAATGTTTCGATTGTGTCTTTCGGCTACGGCAACAATAAATTCCTTAAATTGCTCATAAGACACCAACTCAAAAACGCACTGATAATAAACAGGCGCTCGACCATCTGCGTTAATAGCTTTTTCAAGTTTTTCCGCAGCCTTTAATTCATCTAGAGAGTTGACTGAAATAGCCACCGAATCAACTAATTTAATTTGTGCTGCAAAATTCTTGTCTTTGTGCCAGTTGTAGTTTTTTGTAGTAATTCCAACCTTAAACCTTTTGCTTTTAAAGGCGCGAAGGACATATTCTAGTGTTCCATAGCCCTCCCCTTTGTAAAGAGTTGGTTCGCCGCCACCAAAATTAACCTCAAGAACACCAGCATTCATCAAAACCTCTGGCAAAGTTGAAGATAAGAAATATTGTTCGGCGTGTTTTCCCTCCTTCGTTGAAGACTGATAGCAAAAATTGCAGTTATATGGGCAGAACTCTGAAATTTTAACATCAACAAGGTATGGAAACCCAGATTTGGCCGCGAAGTTTTGTGGTAGGTGCATTAGAATTTGATTTTGGTGATTGAGCCGTTATAGTTTTGTCCATCTACATTACTCAAGACATACTCGTTTGTCAACTGGTCTTTGACACACATAATATCTCCAGTATCGGTTAGGAACCTCCAGACGGCACGGAAATCTTCAAAATCACCCTTTTCGTCATTGGTTGGGGGGTCGCTACGATCCTCATTGTCATTGCCGCCGAAAACATACCAGTTTCCAGACCAAACGAACTCATTAATAAAGTCTTTGGCAAATTCATAATGAATTTTTTTGCCGCCTCGATCACATGGGAAGCTAATCCTTGATTGGTGGTCAACATAACCGCTCACATTAAAATCCTCGAATCCAAGGTAGATTTTCACCCAAGTCTTAAACATTGAGCTTTCTAAATTATTTAAAGTTTTCCTGGAAGATTCCACGTAAGAGTGCCACTTGTCATTCTTATAGTCATCAATCTCGTAAAGATACGGAAAATTTAATTGGCTCGAAAACTTTTCGTGCAGACAAGTCAATAAATAGTTCAACTTGTCTTGTTTGCTTGAGCAGGTGAAAGATTGCCAGCCAAATTCAGAACTCTCGTCGGAGTTTGGCAGTTCTTGCCTTGTGAAAATAAGAGAATGGCTAGATGAAGAGTTGTTAGAGTGTCCGTGGCGGAGGAAGGTAATTTTCATATTGTTGTTATTATTGTTATGATTAAGATTCTAATTTGCGGGCTCTCGTCAAGCGGAAAAACTTTTTTTGCCAATTATTTGCGAGGTTTCTTTGATTTTACTCATTTTAATGGTGATTTTATGAGGGAATTGACTAGCAATAATGACTTTACCATGAATGGGAGAAAGCGTCAAGCAGAAACTATGAAACTTTTGGCCAAAAAATGTGGGTCGCGAGTTGTGGTTTGTGATTTTATTTGCCCCACAAAAGAGTTGAGAAAAATATTTGCGCCCGATGTGGTTGTTTATTGTTCGCATCTTGGATCGGGCAAATACAAAGACTCAGACTCCTTGTTTGAAGAGGTATCAGAAAATGAAGCGCCGCATGTTTTTATTTTAGAGCGCGGCAATGAAAAGTTTGTGGCTAAGCAGCTTTTAGCTCTTCTAGCAGTTTTTTCGCCCCGTTTATGACATTTTTGGCCGATTCTATATGGGAGTCGTTTTTAGGATAGCCGCTTTTGCGAGCCTTGAATTTATCGAGGTCGTTTTGTGCCAAAATGATTAGTTGTTCGAGAGCAATTATTTCCATAGCGGAAGTTGATAAATATGAAGACCTCCTCTTGCTGACATATACCAACAAAAAGCTTGAACGATAGGATTCTTTTCCAAGGCCGCAATAATTGATTCGTTGCCTGACCACCCTCCAGTTGCTAATCTCAACCACTTGCAATGGCGCTCTCCGAAAAGCAGCGGCTTAACTTCATCTGGCGGCTCATCCAATGGGTCGCTAAAATAACCAGCATACGCCCACGCCTTTTTAATTTCAGCAAAAAGAGTTTCAAGGTTTTTGTAATCGTCAAATTCTTCAATGCTTTTGAGGAATTCTTCTGTGGGATAGTCGTCTTGGTCTAACATTTTACCTCCTTTGCTCCTGTTGTCAGTAGTTTCCAGCGGCCATTCTCGTTCTTAAAGCCAGTGATTTGAAGATTGTGTTCTGGCAAGACGGATACATGTTTTTTGAACTTTGAGCCGATTTCTAAAAAAGGTCCACCATCGGGGTCAATAAAGGTTGGGTTGCTTGGACTATCCTTGTATCCCACGCGGATATAGTCATTCAACTTTTCACCGTCAAAAAACCATTCGTTGTTTTCTAAGATAAAATAACGCCTTTTATTATAGCGGCTCCAAAAAGAGTAGCGATTATTTTCAAACTTCGGGTCGGGTTCTGGTAGGCTGTTAATCCAATCCCTATATTCCCGCATTTGTTTGTCTGAGGCATCTAGGATTGACTGCAAACCTGTGCACCATTTTGGGCGGCGGATTTTTTTCATGCTTTAACTTCCTCCCAATTGCCCTCTTTGTCAACATTAATTTTCACAGAGATTGGTTGAACGTTTTTCACGCTATAAAAGTTTGGCTGATTGTTGGTAAGGTTGGCCCAATTTTCTAATGCAGCGCTCAAGGTTTTTTGTATTTCGGCGGAATTTTTCTCTATTCTTTTGCACCAATGCTTGGCATAATCATCACTTTCTCCATAGGCCCTGTCTTCGATGTATTCGCTGATTTTGGGTAGGAATGCTGAGATGCTTTTGTAGTCTTTTTCGCCCTCAAATAATTCAATTTCAGTTTCTCCCTCAAAATCTGGACTGCATCCTAAAAAATCTTCAACAGCTAATTGTAGGGCTGTTTCCATGTTAGAATGAAAGTCTTCTTCGTTTTGAGAGTAGCATTTGGTCATAATGTTTTACCTTTCTTGATTGCCGCTTTTGCTTTATTTTTGGCCCAATTACCAATATTGTCAAAACCTTTGGCGTTGGCTATTTCAGTTAGCTCTTTTTCGTAGAAAGAAATTAAATCGGCAGCTCTGGATATTTCTTGACTTGTTGCGTCAAGCATATCTCTCATGTCTCTAACGATTTTTGACAGCCCACCCGAGAATCGAATCGCTTCGCTGATATTTTTTGGCAGTTTTTCCATACTAATTTATCAATCTTCAAGGTTGTCTGGCGGCCCGTCAATTAGTTCATTTCCATAGGAAAGAGCTTCGGCGGCGCGATCTTTTAGTTTTTTCGGGAGGTTGCTTTTTGAGATTTCTAGCAAGACATCCTCATACTTTTCAAGTAAGTCAACAAAATCTGAGATCAAATTCATAGCCTCGTCTGAGGCTAAACGGTTTTCAAAATTACTCAAGCGGCCCTCCTTCTTCGTCGCACCAACATTGAACTTTTCCTGGGCGGACTACATGCAATCCACAGTCTTGTCTTTTACAAGACTGCCATTCGTTGCCGCATCCGTCTTTGACAACTTTTGGGCGGCGAAAAATATTGTCGTAGTTTTGCCAATAGGCATTTAGATTCGCACCCTTTCTTAAATTTGGACCTTTGCCTGCTCCTGTGTTATTCGACATAGTGAATTGCTGATTTTTTGTATTCTTGTCTTTTGTCCTGTTCTACTTTATTTTTATGGTTTTCAACAGCTTTTTGGGCGAATTCTATGGTAAGAAATGAAGAGGCCCACTGCTTCCAATACAAATCTCCACTTGCTTCAACGAATATATTAAAACCAATAAAAGAAAACAACCTTTCTAAAAGGCTTGCGTAAATTACAGTGTATCTTACTTTCCCGTCTAGGTTTTTATATTCAATAATTTGGTAGGTGCGTTTAAAAGGATTAACCATAAATTTTTACTGCTTTTTGTTTTAGTTGTTCGTAATTTTCTTTTTCAACGCTCCAAGAGTCACTTTCTCTTAGAACGATGAATTCGCCAATTTCTTTCGCGGCGCAAATTAATTTTTCATCGCTGCGGGTTAAATCTATGTCGCACATTGAAACTTTTTCGCCCGATTTAAGCAAAATTGTTGCGTTGAAAACGACAGTATTATTTGGGTATAGGTGGCGGTAACTGCTTTTGCTTAGGGATATTAATTTGCCACTAGAAAACCCATGAGATTTAAGAATTTGTTCGGCGGTCATTTTCAATTTTCTTTTCTACGCTTATTGCCAGCATCTCGGTTAGCTTTTTCAGCACTTCGTTTGAGCTTACATTGTAAACTTCAAGAACTCCTTTGTCAAGGTTGTTTTTATCAACGCCGTAAATAATATAGTCTGTGACTAGGGTGTTTAGGTGTTCTTGCGAGCAAACTAGGGCGAATTTTTTAGAGATGTCGGTCACTTGACTAGAGAAGAGATTTTTTCGAGGATATAGAGGCGTGGAGCAATGAGTGGATATAAAACATCAATTATTTGAACAGCGAAGCAGACAAAGAAGAAAATAAATACCACCAAATTAAATGGCCAAACTGGAGGATCGCCATTTCTTTCATCAAGTGTTCCTTTGATGTACCATTTTGCCTTTAAAAGAATAAAGTGAAAGGTAATGCAAATAAACATAAGAAGTATAAAAGATAGTGGCGCGGCGCTTTCTGAAATAGCGCCCCAACGAACAATTTCGCTCGCTAGTTCTGGTGTTTGAGTTTCAATGAATTTTGCGGCCTCTTCAACGGTTTTTGCGCCCGAAGAAAGTAGTTTTTCAATGTATGGTTTTAGTGTTTCGTTCATGTGTTTTTAATATTTGGATTATTTTGGTCGCTTATCAAGGTTATTTTAACCACAATCAGGAAAATTTTTTGTTGCAATAACAGACAACGATAAAGCTGTGATTAGAAAGATGACACCTATTTCAGCAAATCCATTATTAATAAATAATGCAGCCGCAAATGCAAGAACGCATGAGATTAAAAAAACAATCCAAAAAGTTTTTTCAAATTTATTGTGATTTTGCATATTTATTTAATCAGCTTACTTTTCAGTTTCTTGAATATCCTACATTTTAGCAGATAAACCCCTTGGTTGTCAAGATTTAATTCCGCCCCGATTTCAGAAACTTTTTTGCCCGCCATGAATCTGTCGAAGTAAATTTTTTCTCTTTTTCTTAAATTATTTTGGGCGCAAGAAATGATTTCATTTAAAATGACCGAATCGTCTTCTTTCTCGGGCGCGGGGATAAATTGAGAAAGGTCGTCTGTTAAGCTTACTGGTTGAAAAACCTTTTTGCTCCTGAGAAAATCTTTTGCCCGCCAGCGAACAAATTGACAAAAATAAGCTTCAACATTTTGGGCCGAATCAATTTTTTTGGCCGCTAATTTTTTCCAGAAATGAATCGCAGCGTCTTGAGTCAAGTCTTCTGAGTCTTCTTTTGAAAGACCCAAAGAGAGAGCGACACTTCTCATTTTTGGGATGGATGGGGCGAAAAGTTGTTCAAAGGTCATATTAAACGGCAACTGGCATACTGATTTTATCAAGGCTATTGTAATTAATCAACTTTGTTTGATAATGCGACCAATTAAAAATCGAATCAAGCTTTTCTGTCTCAACTTGTGGTAAGCTGTAAGTAGAATGTCTCTCTAAAATTTCATCAACGCCGTCCATTTGATTTTCGTAAAAATGAACATTTGATAAGAAACCAGTAAGAACGCCCTCTCTAAATCCATAAATCCGCGCCAAAAGGTGAAGCAAAAGACCATAAGATGCAATATTTATTCCAAGCCCAAGGGGGGTATCAACGCTACGCTGAAACCAGCAGAGATTTAGTTTGTTATTGATCACTGAAACCTGCCAGAGAGCATGGCAAGGAGGAAGAGCCATTTGGTCCAAGGCTAAAGGGTTCCATGCGGAACAAATCATTCGCCGATCCTGTGGATTCTCTTTGAGCGTATTAACAATGATTTGCAACTGATCAACTCCATTAGGAGAATTACCATGCGAGTCAGTATAAATGCCATCTTTGTCGGGGAAACAAAAATCTCTCCACTGGCTACCGTAAATTAATCCAAGATCATCTTCTAACAGCATTCTTGCTTTGCTCAATTTATCATTGCCATAAGGAACTTTTTGAGGATTGCACCACTCGTTCCAAATTTTACATCCACGTTCTTGAAACCATTTCTTAGAGGTGATTCCTTTGATGAAACCCTCAAGTTCAACGGCCATTGTTTTAAATGGCGTTCTCTTGATCGTAAGTAGTGGAAATCCACTACTCATATCATGAGTAATCATTGCGGATGGAATTATTTTGGCGCGGATTCCTGTTCTATTGTTTTCCCATTCGCCATATTGATGAATGTCGCGTAGGATTTGTTGGTAAGATGTGTCTAGAGTGCTCATTTAACAGTCGTTCTTTAGTGAGTTTTTGTAGTCTGTTTGGTCGGATAAATCATCGCTGTATTCTACCTTAAATTTAAACCCATCTTCTGCCACTTCTGACAAAATGTTTGGAGCCTCAATGTAAGTTTCATCGCTTTGCCCCAAACATTCGCCGCTAAACATATCAACTTGCTTAAAAAAGTCAAGCATTAAGTCAAAAACCCTATCCTTTGCTTCTGGCGAATCGTCGAAAGTGATGGTTCTGTCTGTTGTTGTAATTGTTTGCATGTTAGTCTGTTAATTCTACAATGTCAATTAGTTTAAAGAGTTCTTCGCCAAATTGTTTTCGGCGGTCATTGTAATTTTCATAATCGCGGCCACTATAAACAAAACTACGCTCTTCGCTTGAAAAATGATTTCTTACGGCGGCCTTCGCATGATTCACTGCTTTCCACGATGATTTGCCGCTTCGCATAATTAGATTCTTATCTTTATAGCGGGCAACAAAAGTTTTGGCGCGTTTTTCTTTTTGTTTGGACACCATTTCGTCCAAGATTTGGGGGAGGTCGGTTAGTTGCATATTGTTAAGCTGGAACCCCTTCTTTCCATGCAAATTGATCATATAATGCGGCGTATTCTGATTCGCCCAAGATAATTTTTAGGGCCGCGCCAAGATAATATTGTTTATGATGTGCTCCATCAAAAGTTAGGCCATCTAATAAAACTTCAATGAGTTTGTCTTGTTTTTGTTGATTCATGGTTTTTAAAAATTTGACAGTTTAGCTTCTAAGTCTTCTACCTTCTTGGCGGGATACCACCTTTCAATAGAATCAGAACTTGTATATACGCCTTCCGTGGTCTGGACCTCGGTTAGCGGGGGGAAGCAACAAAAGCGCTGGTTGATAAATTCTTTGATCAACTTTTGACTGGCAACTGGTTAGCAGGAGGGTTGTTAGTAGGACGTATTTGCTCATGAGCATTAGGATCGGTAAACGAGTAGGTGTGTTGCTTTCTTCGGAATCTTTGACAAGTCAATTAGCCAGCCGCCGTATTCTTCTTCGGTTTCTTCAATACAGGATTCTTCGCCGTCAACTGGTTTTCCTGGTCGCAAATCAAGCGGCCCATATTCATCCTCCCACTCCTCCATCTCTTCTGGAGAACCGTTTTTGGCCGTGAGATATTCTGGGTCTTTTTGGTCTAGGAATTTGAATTGTGTGTAAAGTCCCATGTTTTTAATGTTGTTCTGTGATGATTCCGATTACTTTAGGTTCGCCAACTATTGTGAATTTTTGCTTGGATAACTGGCAAGCATGTTTGATTTGGTTGATGGCGCTTTCTCCTGCTTGTTTATAGAGTTGACTGATTGAACAATCGCCGCCCCATGCAGATGCTTCTACTTCGATTGTCGCTTGAACGCGGGCTTTTGCTTGAACTTTCATGGTTTTACTATATCAGCTTTCTTTCGACCCGTCAATTACTTTTTGATCTTCTAGGAACAATTTCTTTTTCTTCTGTTCTTCCAAGATTTCGTCCATGATTTTATCGGCGCGTTGTTGGTCGGCTGTGTTGGTTGATTTGCGGAGTTTTTCGCGCTGTTGGTCCAATTTGTCAAGGCGCTCGTCAAATTTTTCCAAAATGTCATAGGTTGACGTTTTGATTTTGAGGCGCAAAAATTGAACAGCGAGTTGTAGGAGTAAGTTGATGGTTGTTAGGAGGATCATAATTATCCAAATAGTTGCCCCGAAAGTGTTTTGTGATAGCCTGCATGACCTTTTTCCAAGCAGCAAAATTAAAGGTCCATCCATTCTACGCAGCATTCAGTCTTTGGGTTGGTTGCGGGATTAGATTTATTGATAGCCGCTTTCAAATCTACAATTTCTAGAAGCGCCGCATGATGTTCGTCCACTAATTTCCAGTATAGGGATTGCCAGTCAGTGTTTTCTGGGATATTGTGTAGGTCTAGGTACATGAGTTATAGTTTCTTACGTTGGAATTGAGACGGCAATGCCCATTTGCACTTTATGCATACGCTTAAATTTGAATCGCCGCAATCCCATTTAACATAACTATCGTAGCGAATGCAATCAGTTTTTCTGCATTGTTTTCCAGTTGGGTATTTCATAATTTAATTGAGTCGTTCCAGTTACTAAGGGTGTCGAGGTAGTAGTCGTCTTTTGGACCTGGGCCGATAGAAATTAATTCATCCGCCGCTTCCTTGAGGGCATTTGCGGCTAATTGTCCAGCTTTCATGACCGCAAGAAATTTTCTCAATTCTGACCGAGAGTAGTAATTAGGAATTCCGCCGTATTCAGCAGCTTGGGAAATATCGGATTCGAGTTTTTGGATTAGGTTCATGGTGCGACAACTCCTCTACCTTTGCAATGCGGACAATCTTGCACTGGTTCGTTGATTTTTTCAATAAGTTCTGCCAAGTAGTTATTGATATTGTTCTCCAAGTCTTCGTAGTTCGCGCCTTCAAATTTTGGAGCTAACTGAGAGTTTTGGTATTCTCGGTTGTTTTTTTCGTTTGGAGTTAAGTTATAAACTTCAATGCTGCGGTTAACTCGGTAGTCATCGACATACTTTGGCCGCTTAGCGAAAATGTTTAAGCACTTTCGATATTTTTCTTTTTCGTGTAGAGGGATCTTTTTAGAAACTACAAAATGAAAATTATAATCAGAACTCACATAAGCAACCCGTGGATTAATATTTAACTTTACAAAGTCTCTGATGCGGCAATAACTTTCTTCCGAAGATAAGAAGCAATGCTCATCTTGCAAAAGTTCTGGCAACTTAATGATTTCGTCAACTAAGAGATGTTGAACATTTTTTGGGGCCGCGAGGAATTTCCAGCTTGAGCCTTTGTGAGCAATTGTTTCAATCTCAAATTCTACGTTTTCAAAGTATGGCTCCTTTTGTTCGTAAACTGGATCATATAAGCCTTTGATTTCGGCATTGTTGTATTCTTCTTCATCGCCGTCCCAATTGAAGAAGTATTCTGGAAGGCGTTCTGGAAGTTTTTCTGTTGCAACGAATCCTTCTTTGAGCTTATAAAAAGAAATAATTTTGGGCGGCGCAATTAATTTCTCCACTTTCTTTGGAAGATTTGGCAATTCGTACCAGCCCTTCTTTAAAGTTGGTAGTGCATTTCTTCCGTCAAAAAGAAAATCTTTATCTAGGGCTACTGCGCACCAATCCTTATTAAGGGAGTCTGCGATAAAAACTTTTTCGGGTAGGATGATTGCTTTGTATTTAGTCATGTGTGAATATAGTGGATAGCCTGCCAACTGTCAAACTGAATATTCAATTGTTGCCGTTAAATTTAAACGCGCGTTTTTGTCGCAACTCTTAAAGTAATCAATGATTCGCTTAATGCTGTTAGCGGTTTTTTCCCCGCCATGCTCAAAACGAACCCAGAATTCGTTATGGTCGTATTCGGCAACTACATCTTCTCCGTCGAGAACGAATTCGATGTGTGTCCATGTACTCATATTGTCGGCGAATTGGTGGTTGTTGAGATACGGGGAGAATCGAACTCCCATCTAGCATTTGCATACCTACTCCACCTTTCGGCGTCTCGGATTTCTATGTTCTACCATTGAACTACGTTCTCAAATTGTTGGCGAGCACAGAAGGGGTTGAACCTTCACTTGTAGAGGCTATTTCTAGCCCGACATACCATTCCGCCTTTATCTACCATGTGCTCGTTAAAAATTTGGCGGTCTATTTTGCCCCTATCGAAGTCGAGAATCGCTTCATTGAATCGGGGATTGACTCGCAATCTCGAAATTTAATTCGCCGCTCTAAAGTTCTCCGCAAGGAGTGGATGTTACGCTACTTTAGACTTTCTGTATCTATCGGCCACTCTTTTCCCCGAACGAACGGGTCAGGGCATCCTTCCAGATCGGCCAGCGGAGGCACGGCGAAAATTGTTCACACAAAGGAACTAACAGTCCTTCGATATTGACCTTTACTCATAATACCATCGTATCGGCGGTTGTTTTTCTTTTGGTCAATGAGCGTTTCGGCGATTGCGGCATCACTTGTTGCGCCGCGATCACACATTTGTTTGCGGGCGTTTGCGAGGCGGGTTTCTTGGTAGGACCAGTTGTTGAGGAGGGATTTCATATTGTTTTAGGGGTTGGATTAATTTTCGTCGTCTTTTTCTTGTTCTGGTTTAAAATCTCCATCTGCGTCGCAGTGGGGAGGTGGCCAGCCATGTTTTCGGATATTAATTACTCTCATTAAACGATTCCACGCCTTAAATGACATATTGGTTGTCATCCAAAAGAGAAAAAAGGTCAACAACGGGCTTTCGGCCATGAATTGGAAAATGTTCATGTTTTATACTACAGTGGAATCTCGTCAATGTCAAGCAAAAACTTTTGCCCGTCTGTTTCTTTTACTACAGACCCGCCAATTAAATCTGCCGCTTGTTTTGCAAGATTTTCAGCGTTTGGAATTGACCCATCGTATGTGGCCGTCCAAATAGTTTCAAGGTAAACGTGGAATTTAGTCATTTGGCCAAATGAAAGGGTTACGGATTGATGGGAGCTTATTTTTGAACCAATTTAAGGTCGAAACTTTGCCAAAATCGAAATATCCACCAATGCACGCCCAAATAAAACCAATCATCATAATTGGACCTAAAATAGCCGCCACATAATTCATCCATGGCTCCGCCCCCTCTGAAGCGAGAAAATCTCCAACTTTTAAGATAATGATTCCAGAAGCGGCCCAAACAATCGGCAAAACCATCCACCCTAACAGCCAGAGGGAAAAATTAACCGCCAAACAAGTTGCGGCGCTAACTAGGATTGTGTTTTTTGTTGTCATGTGTTTATTTATGAGGCGTTAAAGTGATTGGATGCTTGATCTTTTTAAATTCGCCAAAAGTGTTTGCAAATAATTCCTCTTTGGTCTTTTTGAAGCCGTTATAGGTTGAGCCGCTTTCTAAATTTACAAGAAAAAATTTATTATCAAACTCCCCAAGGATGTAAATCCCAAGTTCATTTTTGAAAAGCTCTCCATCTTGAGGGTCGAAGGGTTCTGCTGGAGGTTCGGATTCTATTATTGTATTCATGGTTTGATATTTTCTAATTCTGAAAGTGGGGCCATTGTGGCTTCCATCTTGGAGTCATAATAAGCGAACTCTAGGTAGTCGTCAAGCCAAAAGAAATTTTTTCCTTCGCGGCGCAAAGATTTTTTGATTTGTTGGTCGGTAAAACCGCGAGATTTAAGAGTCGAGGCAACGGGAACAAAGACCTTTAATTGGTTGGGCACTTTTAAGACGGGGTTTTTATTTTGGAGTTCGTTATTGACCATATCAACAACCCAATCGTGAGAAACCTTGTTTCCTGGGCATGACTTGCTCGTAACTTTATCGAGCCTGTGTAGGGTCACGGTGTCCTTATTTGCTGGCAAAGATAGCCATTTTAAGAGTTCGGCAGTTGTTTTGGCTGTTGTCTTCCATACTTCTAGTCCTCGGCCTGTTTTTGGGTCTTCTTTGTCGTAATCTCCTAGAGCCTCAATTCCAATGGCCGAAGAGTTCCAACCTACAGAATGAATACCGCGAATTGTTGGCGGCGTCATCCCCCAAATTTGATCTTCGTCAGTGAAAAAATGCGGCCCCTTGGTCCATCCCATTCCTTGGTAAAAGGATTTTAGGTTTTCAAGATGTTGTGCTTTAAATCCTTGAGGTCTTTGTTCAAGACTTGGCGCTGAACAATGATGTAAACATACTCGCTTAACCCAATCAGGGCGCTTTAATGTTTTTAGATATTCCCCGAAAGAATCGGGCGTCCAGACTTTTCCAACATTATTGTAGCTCATTGTTTATTGATTGTAGGTGTTTAACTCAGGAAAATACAACTCCCCGCCGAAAAAGTGCAAATTATAACTCGCGCCGTCTAGTTTTACCAAGTAGCTCTTTTCATCGTCGAACATGCGAGTTTTGATTTCGCGCAAAATTGTTCCTGTTCGGCCCACTGGTAGGTTGTATTGGTTGTTTTTTAGGGAGATTCTTTTACTCATAACTTATGAAGCCTTTCTCTGTTCTCTTCAAGGAGTAATCTAGCCAAGACATTCGCTCTGTCAAGGTGATTTTTTGGCCGCAAAATTCTTTTGTATATTTGGCGGTTGTTTTAACACAATCAGTGACTACAAGCGTTGCGGCAAAAAGCAAACACGCCCAAATAAAATTTTCGAGGCAAAAAACAAGTTTTAGCATAATTCAATTACGACATTTCCCAAGCAATCTTTCGATGAAAAGAACCCTGATAGGCGGATTTTCTCATAGACTTCTATTTTCTTTGGCTGGAAGAAAAAGTTTTCGCCGCCAAAAGTAATTAGTAGCGTATCTTCTGTGTGAGAACCAATGAATGCCTCGGTTTTGAGGTCGTGGAAACGCTGTGTAGCAGGGTTTGTGGCGATGAAGTGGATTGTTGTGGTCATGTTATTTTTTATCAACGTATCTATCAAAGAGAAGCTTTAAAAAGAAGGTAAACGTATAAGAAAAAACAAAACTATTTATAATTAAATATACGAAAAGCACTGTTTTCCGAATTGCCGAATTTCCACCCCAAAGATTTAAAACAAATACCGCATAATAAAAGCAGAAAGGAAAAGTAATTAACCAAACGATAGAAACAAGTTTCTCGTACGGCTCTAGTTTCAACCACATCTCAACAATTTTTCTTGGAACACCAGACAGATCCTTCCAGATTCCAGACGAAATCTTACCAAAAGCTCCATTCAGCTTTAAAAAAGGGGCTTTTTCATCAACTAATTGTTTGGCGGCTAAAAATCCTTCCTCGTCAACAAGTTTATCTTTTACCTCGATTACTTTAGCAACTTCAACCTCTTGAATTTGCTTGCGCCGCTCAATTTCTTCCAGAACGGCGCGTTCTTTTTCTTCGATTTGTTCCAAAGATAGTACGACATTAATAATCGGCGCATCGCTTTGGTCTTCTTTGATTTTTTCGGCCTTTTGTTTGGCTCGTTGGATGGTTTGTGGGGTTATCATGTTGTTACATTCTGTAGTTGCCGTAAAACTTTTCTTCGCGCAGGTTTCGCAATTCGTCTGTTTTCTCTTTCAGGGCTTTTTCTAGTTTTTCGATTGTCTCTTTGGCGATTTCGCTAGAGCGTTTAGAGATTTCTCGTCTCGCTTTGTCTAGAGCGCAATGAGGATTTGCAGATGCACCGCACTCAGTTGACCCACTATAAGAGTTTTCTGTCCAGCCGTGTAAAATTTGATCAACTACGTGCTGGATAATCGCTTCGTCGCAAGACAAGTCTTCGATTAGTTTAACCTTGTCTTCTGCCTTTACAGCAGGAAGAAGGTCGTGCAATTCAAACTCTAGTTTGCCGTCTTTGTTGTAGGTTAGTGTCATATTTTTAAACTATACTCAAGAGCCGAGAAATCACAAGCGAAAATTTCGCGAATAATGTCGGCGTCTTTTTCTGTGATTATTTCCTGCCAAGGCTGGTGTTTTGACTTATTTTCGTGCGGGAGATGTTCTGGTAGTCCACTGATTTGATTGTCTTTTAACATAGAAGACCAATCTTTATTTAGTGTCTCAAATTTGAGAATGCAGTTTAGTGGAAATTCGTGAGAGAATTTTGTTTGAGGTATAACGGGCCAAAATGTTTGGTCTTTCCGTTTTTTCCAAAGAGCTTCGCACCATTCGCTAAAACTTCCATCATCAGGCAATCCATACAAGCGGCCCCAATTTTTTGCCCGCGAAAAACTCCATTGTGAGACTTGCTTGCAGAAAGGATTTCTCACGCAAGTAAAAGAAAAGAAATTATCCAACCCACGGCCAAACAATTTTCGAGCTTCTGATGGAAGAACGTGAGATGGATCAAATACTCCACCGTATTTCTTGTCCTTAGAAAGGGCCGAATCTAAAAACTTTTTTTCGCGCCAAAATAAATTTCTTGGGCCGAGAGCGGAGAAAATGCTCGAACTCGCCGATTTTGGATTTCTATAATAAACCAACGTGTAGTGTAGTTTCTTGCCTATGAGTTGGTTGAGGGGGTTAAGCATGGTCTATTTACTCCTCAGTTTATTTAGCAAAGCCTCTCTTTCGAGAGCGTGTTGATCAAAAGCTTCGCTCCAATCAATCAAATCTTCAGTCTCAAGTTTGAATTGTTCAATGTCGATGTATCCGTCAAAATTTTCTCCGATTTTTTCTCTGAAAATAGATTCGCCGCTAACAGCCGCGTCTTCTGATGCGTCATCTTTTGCGCCAATTCTCACTTCTATCCAGCCGTGCCTGTATCGACCATAGATCATCCTATCATCATTTGTTAATGCGTCAAGCTGAAAGGGGCAAACGCCGCCGTAGTGGATGATTGTTTTGATTTTGATCATGGTTTTTCGTAATGGCAAATTTTGCAATAAACTCTTCTCTTGTAGCCAATGAAATTTTCACCGCATTTAATACAGTTACAAAAATAATTGCCATTCTTAAGGTGAGAGTCTTCGCCCCAATTTTTAGGATTATTCTTGTCACAAAAGAATAAGTACACGTCAGGATTCAAGGTTTGACCTGCGAAGGAGTGCTGTTTAGTAGTTGACATGGTTTATTCTGAGAAAATGCCGTTTTTCTTGTTATACTCATCAACAATAGCCTCTACTTGCTCGTTTGTCAAAAACAAATCGTAAACAACGTTAATACCAGACTCGTCAATCAACCTATGCCCTCTGAAAGAAACGGGGAAAAACGAAATCATATAATCTTTCTCACAGCGAGTTAAACCGATGGTTGATTTGGTTGTAGAGACGGTTAATTTGTCGGCGGCGAATTCTGTTGTCATGTTATTTCTGATTAGCTATCCACTCGAACATTGTTAAATGAAAAGGGTGATCAAACTCAACCTCTTCAAGCCAGATTCCGCACCATGAACTATACACCTCGCATTTTTTAACAGTATATTCGCGGCCACAGGTTAGATTCTTTTTGGCAAAATCAATAATGTTCGTGAAGTTCGGAAAAAACCTACCTTCGGCGCTTAAAAATTTTACTTTGTCGCCAGCTTTTGGCCAGTCATTGGGGTCGTATGGAATCATGTTGTTTCTAAGATTTCAATTTCTTCTTCGTCAAGGCAGACTTTTCCGATGGCGAATTGGGATAGGTTCATGTTAAAATCTAGGAAACGGCTCAACAAATTCTGCGCGGATTCTGGTTAGTTCTTCTTTGATGATTTTTTGTAGGTTTTTAATTGAGGATTTGACGGTTTTCCCCGTTGAGTAGAATCTTCCCATTTTTGAGCAAAAACAACTCTCAGACCACTTTTTAACGGTGACTCTCTGGCATTTTGACAAAATTGTCCAAATAAAAGTGTCGCTAAAGATGAAATCTTGAAATTCAGCCTCCCATTCTCCATTTAAAGTGGCTAAATGTTTTTCGGCGTCTTGTTTGCAGAGAAGTTTGGCCGTTTTTATTGCTTTCTTTGTGCTCATTAGTTACTCTCCCATGTTTTTTGCTTGTTGTTAATTATTTTTAGGAAGTTTTGTTTAGATTCTTCAAATTCTTTGTCTAAGGCGGCGCGGTTTTCTAAAATTTCTCGCAAGGTTTTCCATTGTTTGCAAAAACTTACGGCCTCTTCAAAATCGGCGAAGATGTTTTTTCTCCTATTTTCCCAGAGTCGCAAGTTGTCAAAGTGCATCCAGTTGTTGGTGAATGGAACCCACTTCCCTTTGTAGAAATACTCTGGAAGATAATATGGGTCGGAGGTTTTTGTGAATGGCCGAACCCTCATTTTTGGCGGCGCATCTAAATTTTCTTTTGGCGCTAGCTGTAGGAGTTTTTTGAGTAATTTAATCATGCAACAAATTTATCTCTGTTAACCTTCTTTGTCAAGTCAAATTCAAAAATGTTTTCGCCGTTTTGGTTTTCGTTATGGTCAATTCCCATGTTTGCCCACCAAGTAAGAACGCAATTTGCGGCCAATAAATCTTTGTTTGACGATAAATTACAGGAAAATGACGACCGTTCGGTTTCAAATAGAATCCAATGCTCCCCCTCTTTGCTGTAAACCGCATTGTGCCGAACCTTTCCATCAAAAAAGTTGAGCCACGAAAAGATGTTCCAGATTAGTTGTGGTTCAATCATGGCTGACTTCCTTCCATGTTTTCGACTCTAAGGATTCCGCACTTAAAAGCCTTGGATTGGAATTTCCCTGCTTCCATTCTTTGACCGCCTTACGAAAGCAGGCGTCTATAGAATAGCCTTTTTGTTCTACAACTTCTTGATTAACTTGGGAGAAGTAGAATCGGTAGGTTTTTAGTTGTTTTGTTTGGGCCATATTGATATTTTTAATTTTCGCACTTCTGCCATGAGAATACAGGCAATTTCGTCCTTTCTCCCAAATCGGCGATATGACACGTTAAACGCTTTTTCAGCACGGTCAACAACTTTTTCTCGGTTCACCAACTTTTCAGCTAATTTTAGCAGCGCTTTTCTCTCAACAATGAGAAATTCGTCCTTTTGCTCCAAAACAACAAAATCAGCATCGCCAAAAATCCATCCATCGCGACCATCCGTTCTCTTGAATTCGATCCAACAATAATCATCATTAGGTTCAGAATCAGCACGGCGAATCTTTTTTCGGCTCTTACACTCAAAATTCCATTGCTTATCATCTTTTTTGAGGATAAAATCAACATGGCAGAACTGAAGATTTCTTCCTGCTACTAAAACCTCGTATCCTTTGGACTCTGCAAGTTTTTTGAACTGTTCCTCGCATGAGAACCCTGAATTTGCACATTCGCCCGTTTTGTCTTTGCTGTGTTGGTATTTTTGATGCTCCATTATTTTTCAATTCTTACAAAGATTCCATCCACGTTTTTAATTTTATTGAACGCTTGTTCTCCAAACGCGATTAAACAACTCGGGGCATTCCCATTGCTTTTCTCAATTCCGTCTTTCGAGAGAAATTTAATGCGCCTCTTTATTAAATTAATTCCTGTCGCTTGATTCACGTTTTCTTGCCAAGCCTTTGTTTCCGTTCTGGCAAAGCATAAGACTGTTATGGATTCTGCATTGCCAGATAAAAACTCGTTTTTACACTTTTCCAGCCAATTAAATGAGTCTGAATATGGAAAATTAACAAAAACATTTCCAAACCACGGCTGAATTAATCCGTTTTCCAGTTCTGTGAAGTAATTTTCTGCTGTTTTTACAATGGGCCGACCATTTGGTAAATGACCGCATGGATCTAAATCAAAAGGGCCAATCTTGTCAATTATCCACTGAGGAGTAAGCCAAATATCTGTTTCGGTATTTTGAGGCCCGAATTTAGTAGCGTTTGTAAAGTTTTTACTCATATAATAAATAATCCTTGGTTTTCCTGAAATCCTAGTTTAAGGCAATAATTCTTGAATTTCGCCCTCTTCCATTCTCTATTGATGTTCATGCCCACAATGTCTCGGCCTTTGTAATTTTTATAGGCCGCGATTAAAATTTTAAAATCTTTTTTGTCTCGCCATGGATTTTTTTGCAAACTTGCTGCGATGACTAATTCAATGGTAGAATTGGCCACTTCTCCTTCTAAGCTCCAATTTTGAGGGTCGAAAAGCGCTAATCCCGTTAAAGAATTTCCTTCGGCGCGAAGAATTAAATCTTTTTCCTCGGTGAAAGTGTCTAGGAAGTATTTCTTGATTTGATCTTGTCTCTCTGCTAAACCCCCAGTGAACCATGGAAGCGGATTTCTTTGTAGGCAAAACTCCAAGAAGAAAGGGAAGACCTGCTGGCGAGCTTGTTTTAGCTCTTTGCCGCTGATTAGGAGTAATTCTGGGTCTAGGGTGTGTAAATTAGTCACTGGTTGCTAATATACATTACTAAAAAACTTCATGGCTCTTTCCGAAAAATTTATTGCAGGACTACTTTCCATTAACGACCCTGGAAGTCAGCAGGTGGAGTTTTTTCGCCTTTACTACGATCCCGTAAATGAGCCAAGTAGCTTTTACCCTATGTGCTCGTCCACAAATGGGTATGGCAACACTATTTACTGGCAAGGCGTTCAATATAACGCTCTTCCTATTGAAATCGAGAATCTTGAATATGGTTCGCTAGGAAGAATCCAACGGCCAAAACTCCGCATCAGCAATGAAAACCTGCTAATCTCCCAGATTCTCCGCAAAAAGAACGACTTGAAAGATGCGAAAATTGCTCGCATTCGCACTCAAATGAGATTCTTGGATGATCGAAATTTTGATGGCGGCGAAAATCCTTTTGGAACTCCTGACCCAACTCAAGAGATTGTTGATACGTTCGTTTTGTCTCAAAAACTCGGCGAAAACCGAGACATGGTAGAATTTGAATGCACGGTTCCCTACGATTTGAGCGACTACACAATTCCTGGGAGGAAAATCTCTAGTAATTATTGCTCTTTTCAGTATCGCGGATGCGGATGCAATTATTGGGGGCCGCTTGTTGAAAAAGAAGATGGAACGCCGTTTTCAGTTGCTCCTACAGGTAAATTTAATTTTCAAGACGCTGAAAAAGAATGGAAATACGGCCATAACTATTCTAGCGGCGACCACTGCTTTGTTCCTTTGGGCAAAGACCCTTATAAAACTTACTACGTTTCAACAGTTGATCATGTTTCCAACGAGACAAACTCTCCTACGCAAAGTCCAACTACTTGGGAAAAAGAAGGATGCTCAAAAAAGGTTTTTGCTTGCGATAAAAGATTTCTTCAAACAGGAATTTCATACATTGACGGATCAACAATCGCTAACCCATTGTGTTTTGGTATCCCAGAAGAAGATAGAAGTATGTCTTTTGGCGGCTATCCAGCAGTTGATCGTTACTCGAAAGGCTCGCAATGACTATAAAAGACTGTTTAGAGCTTTTTAAAACTAGCGCGATTTCCGACAATAATAAGGAAATTATTGCATTCTTGGGCTTGAAAGAAGAAAGCGCCGAATTAAAATTAATTAAAAACCGCTCGCCCGACCCTCAAAATTATTTCGCCGTTGATCCTCTTGAGTTTTTAGAATTTAAAAGTAATTATTTATTTTTGGCCGTTCTTCATTCCCATATTTATGGGGATTCGCAGTTTTCAGCTTTTGACGAGGCGACTTCTGAGAACTGTTGTTTGCCGTTCGTTGTTTATTCCGTGCCAGAAGGAAAATTTGCACTGTATGTTCCAGAGTCTAATGAACTAGACAGTGTAAATCTAAGCAGGTTAAAGGATGCGCTATGACAACTGTTTATGTTCACGGACTTTTAGGAAAGGAATTTGGGCGAAAGTTTAAATTTTCGCTTTCCCGTGCCAGCGATGCGTTAAAAGCTATTGATGCAAACAAAACTGGATTCTGCAATAGGATCATTGAATTAAGCAAAAAAGGCGCTCACTATTCTTTAGTTGTTGATGGAAAGTTAGAGCATTCTCCATTGTCTATCAAGAATATCAAGGAGGTTCATGTTGTTCCTTCTATCATTGGTAGCGCTGGAGTGGCGGCTGTTATTGGTGTTGTAGCCACAGTAGGGGGTCTTTATGCTGGAACCCTTGGGACAAGTTACGCTTTATTGTCAACTATTCTGATAACCGTGGGATCGGCAGCTCTTTCTTATGGTATTTCAAATTTGCTAATGAAGGATTCTGGTCAAACAGCCAAAGACGCTGGCTCTGCTTCTGCCAGAGCAAATGCCCTAAATAAATCCTTTCTTTTCTCAAATGGCGAAAATGTTGCTGAACAAGGGAACCCCGTGCCTCTTGGATATGGCAGACTAAGAATCGGTTCTGCCGTGATTCAATCAACCATTAAAAGTTTCCCTGCCAAATTTGACGAGAAGAACGGTCTGCCAATCTTTAACGAATTTACCCAAACAGCCACAAAAAAAGGCGGTTCATACATGGCTTACGTTGACAACCAAGACGAAATTCAAACAAACAATTGAAACACTTTTTAACCAGAAACTTCTCCTTAATTCATGGCGCTGGCGGCGGCAAAAAACAAGACCGTCCTGATCCTCCGCCTCCAGCCACCCTTTTGCCCCCAAAGCTCGGGAAACTGCGTTCCTTGTCGTCGTATTCCTATAGTGAGAGTATTGACATGCTTGGAGAAGGTCCAATTGAAGGATTAGTCAATCAAAACGGCGAAATTGTTGATGGGTACAGAATCTTTGAAAGCATTTATATTGATGACGTTCCCGTTAAAAAGACAATCAATCCTTTTGATGAGAGTATTGAAAAAGCAAGCGTTTCTTTGGAAAATTTAGCTGCCGCTATCTCGAACGTTTGGAAAAATGAAAGCGGCGAAACAATTGACAAAAGCTTGTCTTCGTTAAGTCTTCAAGACGGCTCTTACCAAAGCGATAGAAATGTAAGCGACCCTTATAAATTTCACTTTGTAGATTCTGGGAATATTTCAGCAGAAATAGTTAGCGGCAAAACAAATATTGCTAAATGCATACTTCGCGGGATTAACGACCTAAAAAGAGTATCCGTTGATAAGAAACAAGACAGTACTTGTAAATCAATTTCGCGCCAAAAACTTTTAAGGTTTGATGGTTACTCTACTTTTTCGTCAATAGAGACAAGCTTACTGAAAGATTTTCCATCGTCAACGGATTATCCGTTTTTTTGCATCAAGATTAACCTTGGCGATTTCTACTCTCAATCATCCAGACCAGTTCAGGATGCTGGGGAATTCGGCGTTAATAAATTTTGCTCAGCTTACTTAGATTCTGATATTTCAAGTTATGTTTTTGAGAAGCTAGAAATTTCTGAAATTGGTAAGCGTCGAGTTTTAAGACCTCTTAGGTGGCTAGACATGTCGTATTTAAGTCTTGGAGCTTCTACAAGCGACGTTAAAATTTGCGGCAGCATTTATATCTTTGGCGTTCAGGAGAATGGTTATCCAACCCATGAAACAGTCGAGGCCATTTCTTCTAATGTTAAGAATTTTTACATGATTGACTTTTCTTCGGAAAAGTATAATTACTATAATATTCTCGCTGAAATAAAAAACGGCGAAGAACTTCAGTCATCTCTCGGGTTTTTTGATAAAACTTACCTTGACAAAAACTACGGGATCAAGTTGCTTGGCCCTTTCTCTACTCAGGGTCAAACTCCTAGAATTAAAAATTTTGCGCCAAAAATACCTAAAAATGGCGTCATTGACATTTTTCCATCTCCATTTGAATACACATCTTTCCAAGAAGGAGCTTACATTTCAGAAGAAGATAGAAATTTTCTAGCTGAAGAATGGAATTTGCAAGAATTTCTCTTGAAAAATGGAAAGTTCTATAAGGCGGCGCGAAATTATAGAAACAGGGGCCTAAGAAAGCTTAAACAGGTCTATTTGAACGACAACGGCAACTTTCAAGTAGAGGTTTTATGGCCAAAAAAAAGAAAAGACGGCGCAATCAAATTATCCGAAAACGAATTCCTAACAACTAAGCCTGACACTTTTTACAAGTTTATTTTTACAAAAACTGGAGATGTATTCACTCGTTCATTAAAGAAGTATGAGTACAAGTCTGAAATCCAAATGGCATTTGATCGACAGAGCAATCCATTTGAAGAAAACGTATCGGACGAAAAGATTACGGATGTAACTTATAAGATAGATAGCTTTAAAAAACAAATCGCAGCATCTCTTATTGCCGTTGGTGATTTTGAAGGTTCAAACGACACTCGCGGCGGAAAAAGCTATTCAAATTGGAGTGCTGGATCATATTCTCAATTTGACGAAGAACCTAATGCTGTTACTCATGTAATTAAAAACCCTAACGTTTCATCTGTTTACGTAACAATGGGCGTGCGCGTTTTAAGTGACACTGTTGAAAAAACAAAAGACATTAAAGGTATCGGCGAAAACATTGACGCTGGAACAAGAATCCCAACGCTTGTTAAGTTTCGCATCGAAATGGGTCTTCAAGATTTAAATGGCGTAGAGCGAGACCCCACAGAAATCCTTGATTTTCAGATTACTGGGTTAACAGAATCGCCCGTTTTAATTGATATTGGGCGCACTGAAAATGCTAATAGTTTGGCGTCTTACTCTCGGTTTATTCAGGGGCCAGATAATGTGGCGTCTGCTTTAGCTATTCCTCAGTCAACTGATGGATCGTTTCGTTATATTCGAGTCACACGACTAACACCAGAGACGTATTCTTCTTTGATTCGGCGCGAAATTTCTCTTGAAAAAGTTACTGAGATTATCAATGCTAAATTTTCCTATCCTAACTCGGCTATTGTTGGCGTCAAATTAGACTCAAGAACACTTTCGAGCCTGCCTCCTCGTTCTTACGACGCTCGCTTAAAAAGGATTCTTGTTCCTAGCAACTACTATCCTCTTCGCACAAATGGAACAGATAAAAGGCTATACAAAACGACCTCAGAATTTATTGCCGCGCCTGAATCTGATAAAATTATCTACAATGGAGAATGGGACGGAACATTTAAAGAAGCGTGGAGCGATAACCCTGTGTGGATTGTTTTTGATCTTTTGACCAACAAGAGATACGGGCTTGGCAATTTCATTGAAGCGAGCGATGTGAACGTTTGGGAGCTTTATAAAATCGGTCGCTTTTGTGATGCTGTAAATGATGATGGCGTTTTTACTGGTGTTCCTAGTGCAACTGGTGGATTAGAACCAAGATATTCTTGCAATATTATCATTGGCGACAATGTGAATGTTTTTGACGCGATTCAAAATATTTCGGCGGCATTCCGTGGTAATGTTTTTTACTCAAATTCTTATATTGACTTTACTGATGACCGAGTAAAACTTCCTAAAGCGTTTTTCAATAACCAAAATGTTCGTGAGGGAATTTTCAATTACACAAACTCTCGTAGAGACGAGCAGTATAACACATTGGAAGTCAACTACTTTGACCGTGACGACTCTTTTAAAGCAAAGGTTGAATACATTGAAGACTCGGAAGACATTAAGAAGCGCGGCGTTTTAAGAACTGAAATTGATACTTATGGAATAACCTCGCGTGCTCACGCTAACCGCATTGGTAAACACGTAATTTACTCTACAGTTAATGAGAATCAGGCGGTATCATTTGTTTGCGGCCCCGAAATTTTATCTTGCAAGCCAGGAGATTTGATTAGTGTCGAGGATGATCTTAAATCGTTGCAAAAAAACATTGGCCGTGTTTTGGATATTGATTATTCCAATAGAATTTTGAGAGTCGATGATTCGTTTGATTCGGCCAAATTTTTCAACGAAGTTTCTTTGTTTATTCCTACTGGGCAAAATACTTACGCGGATTACTACAATCGCGCCGTTAGTCCTTCTAAACTCAGTATGAACTACTTGTATGCGAATGACGTTCCGCAAATCGCGACGTTTTCAATTACTGGGCACGAAAATCTTTCTTTTGGATCAAAATTATATTTAAATGCGACGGGCGAAAACATTGCTTTGCTAGACAAAGCTAAAATTGGCGGCATTTACTCGGTTACTCTAAGCGGCCTTCAACAGGAAATTTACAAACTCACTACAGTTAAAGAATCTTCTTCTGTAGAATATGAAGTGGCGGCGATTAAATTTGACACTGGCAAGTTCGGACAAATTGAAAGCGGCCAAAGTTTAGTTGATTTTTATAATAATTATCCTAACGTCACTTCTCCTACTCAGGGTTCCGAAACTATTCGGCAGAGCTTCTTGTATCAGCTTGGATACCCTGTTATAAATTCTGTAACTACTGGAAACTACGACCAACAAGCGGACTCTATAGACATTTCTGGAAGTTGGCAAGCAGCTTCTAATGCCACGAGCTATGATTACGAATTAATCACGCCAAAGTTCAATTCGATTACAGGAAGAACAACTGGAAACCATGCAGTTTTCACGGATCAAACTCAAGCGGGCCGATTTGTTTTTAAAGTTTCGGCACGAAATGAGGAATCTATTCCTAATCCTATTGGGCCAACCAATTCTTCAGGTATTGTAGTGTTATCTTACTCAGCACCAATCAGAAACAACAGCATTTTCGCGGGAATAAAAATTAAGCAGTGACAACTACTCTTCCTCCTACCACCACTTTACCACCTACGACGACGTTGCCACCTACGACAACGCCTCCTCCAACTACTACACTTCCGCCAACGACTCCGCCTCCCACGACAGAGCCACCCACAACCCCACCACCAACGACTCCTCCGCCGACAACGCCACCCCCTACGACGACGCCTCCGCCGACCACAACTCCACCTCCGACTACTACACTGCCGCCCACGACGACGTTGCCGCCGACTACCCCGCCGCCAACGACGCCTCCTCCCACAACTACTCCCACGCCAACCACGCCACCCCCGACAACACCAGCGCCAACAACTACTCCCGCGCCATTTGTTTTCGAGAGTCCTCCTGATATTGGTTTTCCTTCTTCTTTTGTTCCTTCTGACGGATCAAATGGAACGGGCATTGGCTATTCTGTAGCGCTGAAAAAAGATGTGCCGTTCGATTTTCAATTCGAGGATCGGTTTGGGAACGCTATTTCTAATGATTTTGATTTGGCGAATAGTTTTGTTGACGTTTCCATTGGATTTGATGTTTATCACACGGGAGGAAGCGTTGCTCCTAGCGGCTCTAATTTTAGAAGCGGTATTTCTTCTACGAACTATGTTTTCACTTACGAGCAAAACAAGGAGGCTTTTGCTGGCGAAGCTCATCGTTATTATCAATTAAATTTTAGGCTTCAAGAAAACGCAGAAATTAATTTTAGCAATTTCACAATTTATCATTTGCCCGCGCAAATTAATGCGGCGCAAGTTTCTGGATATTCAGAGGGTCAAACGGGCGCTGTTAGTTTATTTTTAAGTGTTCCAGATAATGGGACGAAGTTTTTGGTCAGGCAATTTGATGTTTTCACAGGCGCAAATTCTTCTTTCTCTCCTAATAGCGGAAACTTACTGAAAAGTGTTCCTATTTTTGATTCAGATATTTCTTATTCTTTACAAATAGATAAAGAGGAGCAGCCCAAAGGAGAAATTTTATACTACAAGGTTCTTCCATATGATGATTTTTCGACGGGACTATTTTGGACGGGACAACTAACAGGCGTTCTAGACTATCCTCAAGAGGCCAAAACTTTCACAGAAGGTATTCCGCCGTTTGGTTCTAGCGGTCAAAGGAGTGGTATTTTTACTGGTTACTCAGTTCCGCAGATTAGCCCTTTTGATGGAATCACGTTTTATCAAACAGGAAGCGGCCAAAATCTTTATGTTTGTCACAGTGGTCAGTGGACTCCTTTATTGACTGATGTAACGGGCGCAAATGTTTCTGGTTCGTCTTCTAAAACATTGTCTCTTTACAAGAGAGACGGCTCAACTGTAACCACCACTTTCACAGATTTACAAGGAACAGGAGAAAGTGTTTCGGGCGAAAATTGGTTTGTTTATTCGGGCCAATTCAATACTGGCAACGGCGTTTTAACTTTAAACAGAAGCGGCGACAACGGAACAATCCTCGTTAATTTTGATGGACGGTATTTAACTGGTGTTGATCTTTCGTCTTATGCTTCGATTTCTTATGTTTCTGGTATTAGTGGATATTTTAGCGGCCAATTCAATCTTCTAAACTCTCAGACTGGTAATTATGTTACTGGCTCTGTAGTTAGGCCGTCAGAAACAGGTTCTTTTGTTGTTGGTGATGTGGTGCGCCCATCTGAAACTGGCGGATTCGTA